TAAGAATATTTAATAGATGCTTGTTTAGCTTCTATTGAAATAGGTAGAAGAGGATTAGAGTATTTCAGTCAATATATTTCAAAACGAAAACCAAAAGAAAAGATTGTTATTTTTCCTGATTTGGATTCTGTAAAACCTAAACTTGTTCAGTCATTGGAAGAATTGAACATGTTTAAAGAATTCGATTCATGGGAAAATTTCAAGTCTTTGGTTAAAGACTCTAAAGTGAGATATAGAGTCTCTTACTCTGAATCATTTAATAGATATTCAGGGGTTCTTTTTAGGAAATTTCATAAAAGAAAGTATCTTATTACTTATCAATATTTATGAAATTTATATCTTAGAGTTCATAGAACGACGTGATGCTGCTACATTAAAATCAGCAGTGTCGAACCCGTCATCTGCAAATTCGTCATCAGCTACTTCCTCTTCAACAGCGTCATCCTCTGTATCGAGTTCTACGTCAACCTCATAATCCTCACCGTCTTCTGTGATGCAGTTGAGCTTAACACCTGTTTCTGTAGATTCAAGTGTAACACCGATTGACGGATCCTGTGCCATTTCATTGAGAACAGCTTCAATGATTGTTTCTACATCTTCGAGAGAGTAGTAAGCAGTTTCATCGATAACCTTAGAAGAATTAAGGTTCTGTTCGTCCTTCTTGCTTGAATTAAGATTGAGTCTTAAAAGGCTCTTCTTTGCGTCCTTAGCCATAACTTTCAATCCTTTCGTTAGTTATTTAATCTTTATAGGTGTGTTGTTCTGTCCTAAGTACTCACGTATTTCTTTGAGTTCTGTGAGTCCTTCCTGTAGTAACGTTTCACCGTTTAATTGTACAGGACTGTTGGATATTTTCATCTTAGATCTTTTCTGACCTACAAACACCTTAAAATGGGCTATTGCAAGTCGTCTCATCCAGTCCTGCCAGTATGATGTTTTTAATTCCGACGGATCGTCGTAGTCAGCAATATAAGTTATAGTTATGTATACAGGATACGGTGTGTTAGCTGACACATATAACAGCTTGTTCTGTTCATCGTACATAAACTGTAAATCAGTAGAAATACTGTTTTTAATATTCTGAACCAACATAGTCTGTACATAGTAATCAAAATAAGCATCATAACTTTGTGTACTTGATACTGCTGTCATTCCGGCTAAAGCTGTGAATACATTACCGGCTGACGTGTTGTCAATGCCGAGTCCGGCAGGGACGTTAGCACGTCTGCATTCGATAAAATCTTTGACTTTGTATCCGGATAAATCTATACGACGCTGATAGCGTACAGTTAAATCAGTATACTCATGTAAGTTACGCTTTAACTCACGAAACGCATACATAAGAATTTTTAAATCGTCTCCGTTCGCACATTCCTCTTCTGTCCACGGAACAGCCATATGCATGTCATCAAGATATTCTGCTGTAGTTGGATTTGCCATACATATTTCAACTCCTTATATTATATTATAATAGGGGCACGATATATTGCAACCGTGCCCCTATGTGAACAGATTACGGTCGACCGTAATAGCACAAGTATTTTATAGTACCATCTGGCATCTGAATAGCTAAATAGTATTCGTTTGTAGTAGATAGGTATATTACGGTACCATCATGAGGGTGTAGCTGTTACTTCGAATCCGTACTTAGCAAGAGCCTTACCAGCTTCTACATAGAACTGAGCTTCAGCATTTGTTTCAACAGCAAATTCCATCTCGCCACCTGCGATAGCAAGCTTGAATGTCTGCCATGCTCTGTATACAGGAATCTGTGGTGTTCTGTAAGCTTCAAGAATGTTAATGATTGAGTTAGTAACACTCTTAGGCCATCTGAGCTGTGAAGATGTAAGAAGTGAAAGTCCAGCATCTGAAAGATCTGCATTATTAACAAGGTTCTCCTTAAGGTACTGAGGAGCTGTAGCAGAATCAGCAGCATATAAATATGCCTTTGATGGACCTACATATTCACCTGGCATTTCATTAGCTGTGATGCCTGGAATAGCAGCGGCTGTAACAATGTTTGACTTCTGAACTTTAGCATTAAAGATGTCATTAGCAGCTGTATAAGTAATTGTAACTGTGTATGCCATAATATAAAACCTCCTTTATTATGAAACTATATATTAGTATGTGAGGTTTGTAACAACGCCACGGATGAATGCCTTAGGGTTAACCATCTTCTTAGCATATGATGCTGCGAAGCCCTGCTGACCTATAAATGTAGCATCCATAAGAGCTGGAGTTGCAGTAACGAGCATATATGGAGCAAATACATAAGCTGGTTCAACTTCGTTGTTTGAAACATAACCCTGTACATACTGGTCGTGTGGGAGTCCTCTGAAGCAGTATACCTTGTGGTCACCAAGTGTACCAGCATAGTATGAACCTGCTGTCTTGTTTGTGTTAGAAGGCTGGAACATTGTCATGCCCTGAATTACAGTCATTACTGATGAACCAACGAGGAGCATGTTTGTACGGATTCTACCTGTAGCATCCCATACTCTCTGTGAACCTGCATTGACAGCTCTGATGAATGAGTTATCATGTGCAAGATCACCTGCCTGACCCTGTCCGATTGGTGGTTCAGCTGACCATACGATTGGCTGACCTGCACCGGCATTGTTGAACATATCAAGTGCAACTTCTGTATTGAGTTCGTTAACAATAACAGATGTAGCCTGTTCTTCAAGCATCTTAGGACCATCAAGTCCGTACTGTTTCTGCATATCGTAAGCTGCTGCCATTGACCATCTAGCTGCAAGTGTTCTGTCTTCAGCTACGAGATCAAGCCATTCAATCTGTCCGTAGATTGGAGGTGTGTTAGCAGATGCTGAAATGTTGTCTGTTCTGTAGTTAGCAAGTGTTGTAGGAGCAGCAGTTACACCTGTGATTCTACCTGTTGCATAGTCGATTGTACCTACGTCTGTAGGAGTTGTTGCACCTGCTGCGATTGTCTGAAGCTTACCTTCACCATCATCAAAAATTGTTGTACCTGTAGCAGGAACGATTCTTACTGTTGTAGGAAGAACTGGTCCTCTGAGTACGAGATCATTGAGTGGTTCGTTCTGGATATTGTTGCTTGAATAACCTTCGTTACCTCTGCTGAGTTCGAATGGTGAAGCAAATGTCTGTCCAGCCTTTACGATACCCTTATCCTCACCGTAGTTGAACTTTGTGTAAGGAATAGCACCGTGTCTTGATTCGAGGGTCTGGAATGTACAGATTTCAGGAATGAGCCAGTCTACGAGTGTAGCCTTGAGGACATTCATGTAAACTGTCTTCTGGAGTACATCACCCGGCTGTGTAGCTGATGGGATAATTGATGTAGGAAGAAGTGATGAGTTAAGTGCTCTCTTCTGAAGGTCATATGCCTGCTGAATAAGCTTGTTAGACTTTGTAAGAGCAATTGAATCATACTGAGAAAGTCCATGCTGTGCTCGGCTTGAATTGAGTGATGTGCCGAACTTTTCAGTACGATTGTTGTTGTAAGGCTTAAGCATAATTTTCGATCTCCTTTACTAGAAATTTTTTAAAAATTAGTAAATCTTGTATACATTAAATCACCTAACGCTTTCCGGCGTTTCTGAGCTAATATATCAGCACCGTCAGAAAGCCTTAGTCTGCTGTTAGTGATAAAACGTCTTGATGCGGCAAGTCTTTGCGGAACAGCATATTTAAATGCAGGTTCAGCTACAAAGTCAAAGCCAAAGAACTGAATAGGTCCGGTTGTTGTTCCCGGAATTGTACCTGTATCAGTACAGCCGTCAGCTCTTATGCTGACACCGATCTGAACACCGTGTTCATAAAGATCTCTTATGAACTTGCCTTCATCTGTATCAAGTAATTCGATAGCACCTACAAATTCGTTGCCCTCGATTTCACCTTTAATAAGAATACCGGCTTCTGTTCCTTTGAAACCTACAATGTTCTCCTGTGGGTGTTCTATGTAAGCAGGAAATACACGACGTGCTAAACAATCCTGATAACGTTCATCATTTACAAGCCATTCCATTGTTGTTCTTGAAAATGCAAGTCCGTCCTGATTCGGCTTGTCGATATCTAAAAAGTTACCCTGTACAATGAACTTATCTGATTTGGAATCATGTATTAATTCTGTACCTTTCATGTTCTCACCTCACTCTATGTAACAGAAATTAGTGGTAAATTTCTGTATACTAATATTATATAGTAACATTTAAATTTAATTTGTGACTTACTCAAACATGCCACCACCAGGACCGCCTTCATCGCCTTCAACGTCCTCGGCTGTGATTTCTTCACTTCTAATGATATTATATATAGAACTATCAATTTGGTCTAACTGATTACGTATAGCCTCAATTTTAATACGTGAGTCTGTTATACCAAGGCTTTCGAGTAATGCGATAATATCATTAGCTCTTGTGATTGCATTGTTAGCTAAATCAGACTTAGTAGCGTCCTCCGGACCTATCGGTGGTTCCATCTCAACATCGAACATATCACAGTACTGCGGTAAGTTGTTCTTTCTGAAATAGGTATTGAGTGCTTCTTTAATACCCTCTTCATAACAGTGCTGTAAAGAACGTACCTTACGGTAAAGTCTAATATTGTTCTGAATAAGAATTGTAGCACCACCGGTACCGCTCTCATCAGTTGACTGTCCTAAATTACCCGGTGATACATCGGTGATTGATGTGATTTTATCTTTGTAATAGTCAAGATCAACTATATCACGGACATTGACGTCCCCACCGAGTGTCTGTAGATTAATAACACCCTTGCCGTTTCTGGTAGCTGTATAGATAATTTTTTCGAGTGGTCCTGGATCAGCATATGAGTTAGTCTGTCCTGTGTTAGTGTCAGCCGAAAGTTTGTGTTCGATGCTACGTTGTAATTTATCGAGTATTCTGTCCTCTTCCTGGGGACTCGAATCACCGATTTCAATTTGCAGAATACGGAGTAATGCTGAACGTGTTACTCTGTTAGCTACTAATGCATCCTCTAACAGACTGAGTATCTGTGCCGGTGTGTATGCATCTATAAAAGGTGGTGTGCCTTCATAGATGTCATAAGTAGTTGTACCCTCAGCGTCCTCTACTTCAATCTGCTTGCCGTAGAGTGATAAGTTATACACAATGTGAATTACAGAATCACTTGACTGCACACTCCAGTTATTAGAGTTGATAACGCACCACTGAGTATAGCTGTTTTCAGACTGTCCGAAATCTACAACAAAAGCATTAGGTTCATCACCGTGTCTTAATTCATAGATGATTGACGGGTCTACACATGAACCCATTAATACATCCCAGTGTTCATTAGGATTACGCTGATTAAGATTGATAATAGCGTTGTTTGCACGTGCAGTATCTGTAGTTGCAGGATTCACAAACTCAGTTGTCTTAATATAGATGTTGCCATATGTAATGAGTTCCAGCATGTGTGCATACGCTCTCCAGTTCAGCTTCCATGCTTTAATACGTGCATTAGCTGCCTTGCAAGCCTGTATAGCGTTTTCACTGTCGTTTACGGCAGTTGCCCATATTACATCACCATTCGGATTAGTACATGTAGCATTAGTAGCATAGATTTCAAGAGTAGGTCCAATAATAGCATTGGATTTTAACTGCGACATTGCGTTATATGCAATTCTGCGGTCATTCAGCTGTGCACCTGTCTGTCTTATCTGATCTAAGTCAGTTAAAACACCTGTAAGTACACGATAGTCAATATCATATGTGTCCTGCTGTTTCTGCACTTTCTGAGCAGGCACTGTTTTATCTTTTTTACGTTTCTTTTCGGGATCACGATTGAATTTAAATAAAGCCATGTGACATATCCCTCCTTATATAGTTATTATATTTTAACAAAGCAATAAAAAAACTCCGGTGCTGTTTTTAGCATCGGAGTTCTTGTATTTATATTCTGTCAAAATTGTACGGATTATATTCTCTTAAACCGTGGAATAATCCCTGTCGCATTACAGGCATCATATCATCAATGTCACCGTAAGCACCGATGTACATGTCTGAAAGACCCGGATCATACGGCAGTAAGCTGAGATCCCATATTGCACCGGCAAGTGAGTCTGATATATCCTTGCTGTTATGTACAACTACACCGGCATCAAGAGTAAAGTTGTGATTGTCTTCTATTTCAAGGTCATACACCGTACCGAAATAAGGTATAGCTATGATAGATGTTATTTTAATATCAGAACCGTCAGTTGTCATTAATGATATACCTGAACCGAGTTTCTGTATTTCTACAAAAGAACCGTCCGGCAACATGAACTTGTGTTCCGGTGTGCATCGTATAACCGCTCCGTTGTCGAGCGTGACACGGACAAGACTTGACACCATCTTTGTCGGAAATACTCGTTTGATGTTCTGATGTTCGACTTTGCCGGAACGTGGATTGATAGTATACACACTGTTGATTTTACCGCTCTGCTGTTCTGACAGTAATTCTTCGATTGTTATAGAACGACCATCGGTCAGCTTGATTTTGGTATCTATGATAAAGCATCCGTTGGCGGGGTGATCCAACTTCCCTGTATTTGTATCACGCTGCAAATGAATAAGTTCATCTTCGATTTTATTGTGTTTAATCATTTCAATACGGTCTTCAACCATGGCTTCTCTGAGAATATGATAGCCTTCCGGTGTACGGTCTAAAGAGCGTATCTGAGTTGTAAAGCCTTTATCCTGCAATATCTGGTGAAATTCTGCTGACTGGAATGTATCAGTACTAATCATAACAATATTAAAACCTATCTTTCTGAGATAGTATATAAAACGTCTTGTCTTAGCCATGCTGATTTCAGAACCCTGAGGTGCATGTATACCAACAGAAAATACTTGTGCATAAACTCGCTTTTCAGTAGTACCATCGTCCGTGTCGGACATAACATTTTTCACATAACAAGCTCCTGTAATACCGGTATTATCGCTTACTAATGATGTATCGACGTGTATTGCCATCGGTAGTTCTTTGAACTTTTTAGGTATCAGATCAGGGTTAAAGAACTGATAGTATTCCATGTCGTCGTCTACACCGATTTCAAGAATTTCATTGGTGAACGGATTCGGACGATCACAGTAGCATTTGCTGAATATCTTGTATGAGAAATAGCTAAGTGAACCCGGTAATGCAATACCGGCTAAGTCCTGTAAGGACGTTATAATGTTAAACTCGAAATCACGTTTAAATTCGATAGGTACATCTAAAATGCTGTATCCCATCTTTTTAAGTGCCTCGACATCCTCTCCTTCTTCTACAACTTTAGGAGTCAGCTGTTTAGATCCATAAGCTACTGGAAACGTGACACCTGAATATGTAGTTGACGGCTTTACGACCCAGAGTGGCTGATCAACCAAGTACATTAAGCCATTTTTTACGTCATTTTTATGTTCATTTATATAAACTTCCAAAAAATCATGCTCGGCTTTCTTAGATGATACAAGAAACATCTTTCCGAGTAGTTTACCGTTTTTAATAAATCGTGATTTAATTCGTGCGCTAACTGACGCATATGTTTGCATTATTTTAGATTTTTCGACAGTTGCATTACTTCCGGGTGCAAAGTTAACTTCATCCAGTTATGGTAATTATTGTCTATTACAGCATCCCACAATTATGTACAAATGAAATTAAATCACCTGTTTGAATTGCAAAATTGTGGGATGGCTTTACGTTTTTAACATCATACACTGCAATTGGTTCATCATAGTGTATATGTTCTATTTTCATAATCTTAGACAATGTTGACCACCTCCTTTTGATTATAGCCGATAGTTTAGTGTTCTATTGGACGACGTGAAACTATGTTTAATAGATCAGGGTACGCATGACAAGGTTTTCCATTAAACACAGCAGTAATAGTACTTGATGCGATTTTAGGGTAATATTTAGTACGCAGATATGTAGCTAATGCTTGTGCAGAACTAAATTCTTTGTTATCACACATCCAGATAAACTGTTGACGACTTTTATTAATAGTTTCGGTGATTTTTTCAGATTTACCGAGTAACCACCCATCAGCAATATATTTATCAACATCAATGCCCTTAATACGTTTAGTGATTCCATCTTTATTAATATAAACAGCGTTTTCACCAGCACGTCCAACATGATAGCCCTTATTCAGATAGTCCTCTAATGCTGTTCTTGGAATTAACAAAGCCTCTTTATTGTTACTAACCCAACATGCGTTTATAGCTGATTTTACAGATAGCTGATTTTGTCGTAATTGTTCTCGGTACGCTACGGAAATCTCACCTTTATATTTACCACCTGTACGATGGTTATATCCCTTGTCCGGATTGATAGTTTGATATTGATGTATTAAATCAGATTCTAAATTCAATGCGTTTGTTCTGGTTAGCTGAGATTGAACTACAACATGTTCAAAGTTGTCCCAGCCGTATTTCTGAATATCAGACCAAAAATATGCATTGTCTTTTTTATAACCAATCCCACCTTTTTTCCACCGACGGTTAATATCTTTACATTGTCCTATGTAACGTTTGCCATCAGGTGAGATGTGCATATATACAGAGTAAATAGCATTATCATTCATTCTTATCGTACACCTCACTATACAGTTCATCAGTTTCTGTTAATTCACCAAGTGATTTATAGCTACCATCAATCAGCATTACTTTATGTTCAGGTGTGCCTTCAATGACAGCACCATTGTCTAAAGTTATTCTGATCGTATCCTGTGTAAATTTAGTAAGCACAACCGGTGCATTTGTATATACTAAACCCTCATCAGTTTTCTGCAATACTTTAGCTACTGTTCCTGCGAGTTGTTCAATAGGTGTAGCACCTTTGTCAGTGATAACTTTAGTCGATCCAACTACACAGAATATCTGCTGACCTAAACCGTGCTGACCTTTAGAACCGGCACGGATTACAATGTGCTTGTCCGGTGCATAATATGGATTAGAACTTGATCCGAGTTTCTTTCCGTGTGACATGAACCAAGGTGATTGCAGGCAGCAAGCGTGTAAACGCTTGTATCCGACGCCTTCTGCAAGTGCTACTGTAGCATTAAAGAAGAATATTGCTATATCATCGGAGTCAGCAAAACCAAAGTACCGCTGTGGTCGTTTTAAACACATTAATCTGTATAACAGGTATGAGATTGCGTAGACAGCAATGGCAGTTTTTCCTATTCCGATAGCACCGCTTAGGACAATTTCCGAATATTTGGTATCACCGTTGGAGAATATCTCACGTAAGGCGTTTCGCCAAAATGGGTAAATCTGCGTACCGTGGTTTGTAGCCTTACCCATATACTCATCACTTTCAAGAAATGTGTCGATGTCACAGGGGATTTCCTCATAGTCCTGTAGCCAAACAGTGTTGTATGTTTCACTTTCACCTGTTTCACTGAACTCTTGTAATATCTGAGTTAAAGTCTGTTGTTCAATGGGATCGAGTGAATTATAAATAGCTGAAAATCGTTCAGGTGCTATATCAAGTATGTTCATATGTTGCCTCCAAAATATAATATAACATCTAATTATATTATAACATCAGCAATCATCATAAATCCCAGCTATCTATATCACCGGGATTTATAACTTCACCGGACATAAGTCCTAAACCACCGCAACAGGTGTTATATCCCTTGTTCGGGTTTTTTGAATCATATTTAGTTATGTATCTCTGTTCTAAATCAGAAGCACACTCTCGGTCATTCGTCTGATCTAAAATCTCATGAATTATATTGTTCCATCCGTACTGACAGATAGCATCCCACATTCGTTCCTGAGTCTTATAACCGTTGCCGTTTTTTCCGAATCGTACTTTCAGTTCTAAGCCGGTACAGCCGACATAAACCTTGCCGTTCGGAAATCTGTGAATATAAATTGTATACATCTTATTTTTTATTCAGTGCCTTATCTACAAGTCTTGCAAAGTCAGCAGCATCAAGATCATCGAGTTCATCAACGCTGATACCGGCAATGTCAGCCATATCTTCTAACAGAATATCTTCATCAAGATTATCCAAGTCGTCGGTGTCGATAATATCTGACAGCAAGTCATCAAGATTGTCCAGATCATCAAGTTCAACATCGTCTGACAGTTCTTCATCTTCGTCATAGTCTAAACCAAGATACTTGTATATCTCTTTCTGAGTGTACCATCTGCCGGCTATTTCCGGCATCATCATGACTGCCTGACGTTCATTGCCGTATTTGCGTATGCAGTAGTCTTTGATAATATCGAGCGGTGGTTTTTCAACAGGGAACACTTCAAGCACCGGAAATTCAGCATTAGCCCCGAATGCTTCTTTAAAAGCAAAAGCACGGTGTCTGCCTTCCTGCTGACCGTCAGCATAGTTTAAGTACGGTATTGGAAACGTTTCACCCTGTTTCATATGACGTGCATATTCATGCACTTTTGCTTCATCGACCCAGCGTACAACACCTTCATATGAACTTTTAAAAATATCATCAACACAGTGCTGAATATATTCATCACACGTCATGGTAGTTAGACGACCATCCATGCCTTTCTCGAAATATTTATAATCATGTCCGGACACCTTACCGACTTTTTCAGTTGTGTATTCAGCTACGTAGTTGCCGGGATTGTTAATATCAAATACAGCCATTGTTTAGCTCACTTCTTTCTCTTGCTGTCGTCTTTGTCACGTTTAAATTTCACAGGAGGCAAAACAACTCCACGGGTTATTTTAAGCAAGAGTTCCGTGGAGTCGTTTGGATTTTCTTCAATTTTAACACTTAATACGTTGTCGTACAGTGATTTTGCGTACTTCTCTGCCTCTCGCTTTTCTTTAGCTGTTACCGGCATTATTCTTCGTCCGGATTAAGATATTCACTGATGTCAGCTGCGATAGAGTAAATATCAGCTGTCCAGTCAAGAAGCATCTTAGTATTGCTCTGCGATTCGTTAGAGATTTCATCAATCGGCATATCAAGTCTTGATTCTACTGTTGTAGCAAGAATCTGAGCCTGTTCATTAAGAACCTGTGCTACCTGTTCAAGTGTAGCTCTGTCACCTGATGGGTTTACAGCTGAGTTAAGCTTGCGTGTATTATTAGAACGTGCCTGTGAATTTGTAGCCTGTGAACGGCTGGCTGTACGTGTAATCATTGTCTGTGTCCTCCTCATCATTTTCATCGATTATATCAGTATTTTCATCAGCATATTTGTTATACTGATGCATAAAGTTTTCAAGTGTTTCTGCTATCTGCGGTACTTTTTCAACTGCTGTATACAGCTTTTCAAGCTTTGCAGTAACATTTTCACCGGCAATCATGCTACGCATGCAGTCTCCTAAAAGTGCAAGCTGTGTTGGTGTCAGCAGTACTTTAGGTTGTGCAAATATGCGGTAAAGTTCGTCATAGTAATCTTGAAGTTCTAAGTTCATTCATCCATGCCTCCTTTAACACTTCAGCTGTTGTACCTTCCGGTATTTCAACTAAAGAGTAGTTGACAGTATACAATGTTTTTCTCGGATATGCCTTGCACATACTCCACCATTTCAATGTATCTCTTATTTTATTATAATCACCGCAGCGATAGTAAATACGGTCATCCTCGTCCCATTCATCCTCAGGGTCGTCTACGACCACTAACAGCTTATCAATGAGTTCAAAATATTCAAGAAGTTGTCTGTGCGTTAATTGTTCTATCCAGCTTATAGTTGATATTCCCAAAATCACGGTTTACAAGTCCCCCTTCACGTTCATCCACATAAATTAAACACTGAGTTTTAAAATCCGGTATGTAATCAAGATTCTGTATCTGTGTCAGTTTCAGCAGTAACTGAAGCAGTTCGTAGTCTGTCGACAAGATCATTCACCTCATTTAACTCCAGCTTGCCGAGTACGGCTTGCTTAGCATCCTCTAAAGGCATTACTTTAGCTTTTTCTACTATACATTCAGCTGACAGCACTGTTAATATACTGAACAGCGACGGTATATGAACATCTTTATCAGGCATTGTCATAGCAAGCCTTGTAAAGCCGTCCACACCGACAGCTGCTATTATCTGAGCCCATGTATCACCGACTAACTCATGTCCCGGCAGTTTGCCGAGTATTCTGAGTAAATCTTCGTCTTTCCAGTCTTTAACGAACTTATTAAGATAGTCGTACATCACTCATCACCTTCACTTACAGTCTCAGCTTTCGGTAATGCACCTCGTGCTGTACAAAGTTTTAAAAGCTCCTGAGCGGTATTACGTATCTTTTCACGGCTTTCTTCTGGTAAGTCTGTTTCAGCTTCGTCCTTGACTGTATCAAATAACAACGTGCTCTGTTCAGTATTTGGTGTTTCAATCTTTTCAGTAGCTTCCTGTATAGATGTTAAAAGCTGCATGTACACCGGCAGATACTTAGCATCGTTCTCATAGTCGTTCTCCATGAGCATGTCAATAGAGTATTCCAGCTTGTTGATCAGCTTGTCTGCTATACGACGTGTTCTTAATATACGCAAAGCCCTGTTCTGTTCCTCAAGCTGCTGTATCATCTTGATACGTGTCCCAGGTGTAATATCACGTGTTTCCTCAGTGTTACTGATTAACAGCGTATATATCATCTTGTTGTTATTCTCGATCCATGACTGTATTCCTGTATACGGCATCGTATCCGACAGCGGTAACGGCTGACAGTTGTGGTCGTAGCAGAATATATCATTATTTCCGTTTTTCATCGTGTTCACGTCCTTTCTATCGGATACGATGTAAGAAATTGTCAGAATTATCTTCGAATTTTCTGAAATTATGTGTTATCATTAATATGGGGAAATAGTCTGGTTTCTTGGTAGAACTAAAAATAAGAATCAGTCCTCATCTACCGGATAAGCAGAGTCAACAATGTCATAGCCGACTTTCTTGCCGGACTTTTCAGGGTTAGTGAATTCATAGTGTCCGAAACCTTTAAGAATACGTGAAAGATCGTCAACATTTTCTTTGGTTACTGTGTTTTCAAACTCAAAAACTATAGAGTTGTCCTTGTTGATGAATACTCTTTTAAGTTCTCTGAGATCCGGATAGTTCTTTAACTTCCAGAAAAGTGTCTTTAAGCCGGTACCTCTGAAATAATCAGGATACATTGACTGTCTTACAAGTGTCGGATTGTATGGATTAGTTCCGACATAGCTTGAATTGAGTTTAGTATCGTTATACTTTAATGCAGCCTGTGCTTTCTTTGAGAATAACTGCATAAAGCCGTTTGGATCTATTCTGTTCTGACGTGCAGAATCAAGTCTTAATACCTGTCCGTACATAGTTTTCATCCTTCCGTTAAAATGCTCTGTATATTCATTGGTACGCTAAGCCATGAAAAATCTAAAGACGGATCTTTAGCTAAATCAACAACCATAACGTCACCGCTGAAATTCTTAATCGGCTGTATGAACTGATTCATATAGTCCGGTCGCTTGTTTTCATCGAAACATATAGCAACTCTTGTATGTGCTTCGATGATTTCTTTATGAATGTACTTGTCACCGTACACGGTTGCATCAGTCTTGCGTGGATATTGCTTAATCGCCCATCTGATACTTGTGTATCCCATATTCCATGCAGACTGCAAGTACTGTCTTGTAGCTGAATTGATAACAGGGTTGACTTTAAACTTGATGTCAAAACCAAGCTGTCTTAATGCAAGCAGTATC